AGTTGGAATTTTCGACTGTTGGATATAAAAGTTGCCGATTTTCTTGATTTCTTCACACAGGAATATTGTGGGTCCATCGGTCAACGTATGTGCATCCGAAGTCGTGATTAGAATTCCACTCGTTGCCGACGGGGTAGCGGCCGCCGCGGCCACGGCCGAATCCAAACTGACAGTCCGTTTAAGACACCCGCCGGCACCCCCCTTATCAAATTTACTGTAGGTATTTAAACGCATATAGGACGAAATCGCCGACCATTGTTCCTCCGGAATCACTTCCAACAATCGCAAATAATACAGTTTCAGCGAATTCATCGTAATCTCTGAAATCGATTCAAAATAAAGTTCGATTTTACAATGCATCGGGATTGCATCATAATAATTCTCCACAATATACTGTATGAATCGAACGATTTCCGACAAATCGAAATAGCGCAACAGAGTCTTGTTCAAATTACAGTGTTTGACACACAGTTGGAGTTCGGCATAATTGTCATACAGTAAATGTGGCAGAGCACATATCCCCGTTTTCATCAATATCGGAATGGATTTGCGGCAATCGTAACTCTGAATGTTATGAACTGTGGCGTTAATAAACCGGTTTTTGAAATCGGCGATGGTTTCATAAATCTCGTCTTCGCGGGGAAGAGTTGCACATGAAAGCACCACTTTCGATATCCGATTCTGTACCCAATTATTGTGTATGGTCGAATGCAATTCGTGGTCGGGATAATCCATCGTCATAATCGGTTCGTCCCAAAAAGTGATTATGTTGGACTCATCGTTAAACGCCAACATATAATTCATTGCGGTCAAATAGGATTTCACATCGCAAATCATAATACGAACTTTGGAACCATTGCTATTGTCCACTTTCCGGATTCCACCGGAACGCCAATCTTTGGTATAATCCACCGCTGCATAATAATGCAGACGGATATCATCCGCGGTTTCACATCCGAAACCAATCGCGATTTCCTGTCCCATTGATATGGCCGATTTGGCCAATGCCAAACCGATATGTCGGGCAACACAGACGAAAATGACGCGATGTTCTTGGGCAAGTCCTATAGGGGACAATGTTTTCCCCGTTCCAGTCGGTGCCAAATAGAGAATCAATTTGGGGGCTTTGTTTTTGCAAACTGTGAATAATTCTTTTTGATGGTCATACAGTTTCATATCTTCGTATTTTAGCAGGCTGGGATTCTTTTCGATGAATTCGTATGCGTTTTGGATAATGTCTTTGGTGGAAATCATGGATTCGACGGTGGAAATGACGAGGTCGACGAATTGGAGGACGAACGAGTTTATATACGGAATAGTGGACTTTTTGATTTGTATCAGAGAATACAGATAAAACGAATATTGGGTTTTTTCACGGCCGAGATACTTACAGATAGATTTGCAATAATCAATGAGCAAGAACTCGAAAATGATTTCGCGATTTCGGTCAATATTGGTTTCCAGATTCTGTATGCGCAACAGGTCGATACTCTTCATTTTCTTGAGTGCCGTATTTGCGGCGGGGGTTTGATTGAATGTCCAAAAGGGTGATTCGGGTGTCGTGTATTTTTTGACAATCGCCTGTATGGCGGGCTCGAAATATTTGCGATAGAGGAAAGATTCGTTTTCGGGTGTTTGTTCGATTTTGGTGAATGAATACAGGGATTGTGTCTTGTTGTGTTTGATATTGACGTCGTAATATCCCTTTAGGATTAGCTCCATGACTTCCTTTTCATGTTCGGCAACGGGGATTTCAATATTATTCCATTCAGCGCGAGTAAGTTTGGTTTGTGTTAGATCCATATTGTATGTATTGGTTTAGTGGGTGTCCTACAGTATTATTTGGAATCAATTTTATTTTTTTATTTTTTTAGAATTGGAAAACGAATATTGTAAAAAAATATAGAAAAATGGTGGGGTATATGAGTATACATGTGTTGTTTTGGTTATGTTTCGAAATCAGAGGATGAGATGGAGGTTGAAAATCACACCCCCGTAGTACCCGTAATGAATAATGATACGATATTGGATTCGTCGGTGGATGTCTCGATGAAAGAACAGCAAAAAACGGAACGATGTTCTTGTTGGTTTTTATATGATGATTGTTCGCATTGTTGTGCTTCGATGTACTTGTGTTGTATCTTTTTATGTGTATGTGATTAGATTAGTTGATTGATTGTTATTTTTATGGATTACCTGTAGGAGCAGTGGGAAGAGCAGGGGCAGGTTCAGGGGCAGGTGCAGGTTCAGGTTCAGGTGCAGGTGCAGGTGCAGGTTCAGGTTCAGAGGTAGGTTCAGAGGTAGGTTCAGAGGCAGGTTCAGTGACAGGTTCAGATGCAGGTTCAGAGATAGGGGCAGGTGCCTCATTATTATTGCCCCAAAATCCTTCTTTTAGATTTTGAATTGCTTTTTTCGAATCTTGTGCAATAAGTTGTCCAGATTGGGCCGCATTCTTACCTACATTATATACTGTATTTGCAGTTTTTGCAATAGGAGCCGCAACAACCTTAGCCAAATTTCCAACACCTGATACTCCTGTATTGGAAATTCGTTTACCTGTATTACTTGCCAATTGTTTCATTTTATCCATAGCACTCGTATTTGGGTCTCTCCAATCGACTTTATCCACTGAGTATTTATATTTGTCTAATGCGTTATCTACATTTTCAGATACATTCACTGTCTTATAAGAACTGGTTTCGTCTTTTGCATAATCATGAATTGGAATGTTATCATCAAAATACTGTTTTATAATATTATCATAATCTTTTACATCTTTTTTGTATTTCGGCAAAAGAGTTTGGAATTTATAATGACCATATTTTACAATCAAATAGATAAGAATTGCATTTGTCAAACACAGGGCTATTTTTAATTCGACGGCTTCTAATTTGGTAATATAATCGTTCATTCCGCGTAACAGATAAAATATCGCAATTATTTCGAAAATAAACAAAAATAAATTATTGACTATAAAATTCAATACAACGTCTTTGGGATTCGCCAATTCCTGGATTTTTTTGAAAAAATACAAATCAATTCCATACATTGTTTTGAATATTCCTACTTTTGAAAACATAAGCATTCCAAAAAGAGTGTATACTATAATGTAAAGAATCGCCAATATACAAGAGGTATTAATATATGCCATTATCATACCAAACACCACAAAAAATAGGATTGCTTTAATGATCGAAATCCATATAGAGTCGACACTAAATTGTTTAAATCCAATTGGTATATTACCAAGAAATGAGAACACCATAAAAAGATATACAAGTCCTTTAATACTATCTGGTATTGGCATCGTTTCTTGTTTATCTGTAAACAAACTGAAAAAGTATTTAATAAAATCATTCGTGGCTGTTGCAAAATAATCATAATTCTTTTTGACAATATCAAACATTATTAGATAGAATATATAATAATAAATTAATGGATGTAGATTTGGACTTATTAAATACCGACTAATTGCATAAAAAATACCAAAAATTATCTTATCATAATAAACGACTCCTGCAAATATATGGATGATTGGATAATAAAATTTCCATTCGATTTTTTCTTCATTTCCCATAAATGGTCCTGCACTTGGTAGATTTTGTCCTCCTGGTAGATTTTGTAGATTTGGTAGATTTGGTAGATTTGGTGCTCCTGATGCGGCCGCACCTAATGCTCCTGATGCGGCCGAACCTAATGCTCCGGCTGCTCCTGATGCGGCCGCACCTAATGCTCCTGATGCGGCCGAACCTAATGCTCCGGCTGAACCTAATGCTCCGGCTAATGCTCCTGGTCCTAATCCACCCGTTTTTGATGCGGCTGCGCTTGATGCGGCTTTTACCATATTTTCCGCATCATTTTTGAATGATGTTAATGCTTGTTCTTTTAATGCATTGGGGTTCGTCAAAGATGACATATTTGACAATAATGATTGTTTTTTTGGTAAATCTTTCCCATACACAAAAGAATAAAATTTACCGTCCATACGTTCATTTACAACGAACCGTTCTTTGAAACACGTCAAAAACAGCCAATTGTACATTATGAAAACCGTGAATGGAATCGCAATAATTTTATTAAGTTGGTCTCGCAATATACTCTTGTCACTTTCTTTTCTGGCTTCCAATTCTTTTAAAAGATCGACGGATATTTCACAATCATCCGCCAGTTCATCATAATTCGAAACTATTTTCATAATGATTATTACAAATGTATCCAATAAATTGGTAAGCATATAAACCGGCGTTTTCACATAATACAGAATCTTTTTAAAAAACGTTTTAATGTCACGAAGAGAATCTTTTATATAATTCATTGGATTCATTTCTTGGAGATTCGGTTGATCATCCTCGGATAGTCCTTTTGGAACTGAATCTTTTGTAGGAATATTTACATCGATAGACGGCATTTAATATATATAATGATATTTTTATCTTGCATACAACATACCGCAATTTCCACTAACAATCGACAATATGTTGTAGCGTTCTTCAAATAATACTAAATTATAATTGTATTGGTATAGTTGCCACGCATCTTTGCGAATTCCTACAGGGTTTCCATTTCCGTCACACAGGATATCTACCGTCGAATTCGATATATCGACCGGAGGCACATACGTGGATACTTCCAATTCAACCGTCTTGAATTTCGACATATTGATTGCCCCCGATGGTTGATATTCATATGGGTCCGTATTCAATCCAAAATTATAACAATAGATTCCCGATTGGGCATTTCCCTGAGTTCGCACATATTTCTCTACAAAATTGAATACGCCACTTTCCAATGTATTTTCGCGGTATTCTCCGTCCAATACAATCCCCAATGTCGACAATATCTCTCTTTGATTCTGCGGTTGAGCGGCACCCGTAATAAAAATACCCGTACTGACACCATTATCTGTAAGACCCGGTGTGGATGTTGGATTTGCAATATTTAATGGAATAAATGGGCGCTGCAACCCCTGTGGCAAATTAATATATGGCCAATTCGTGTAATTCGACCATTCGTTTCGCGTATTCACATCATTACGTTGTAAAAACCACATCCAATTTGCAATCATACCATTCGAAGTGGTTTTCAATCTCTGAGTTCCAGTCACACTTAAATACGAATATTCAAATACGTCTTTGACTAAATAGATTTGGTCTTTGGCCGTAAATGCCCGGCGTTCATCGTCCGACAGAAAACAATACGTTGCCAAAATATGAACATCTGCATTCCACGTGAGTGACTTGTTGGTATATGCGTCTGCAGCGGTGGTAATATCAATAGCGGGGGGTGTTTGTAAATACCGGTAGAACCGTAATTCTTCGCGATTGAAATCGGGGGCGATATAGGGGAATCGGTTTCCCACGTCCAACACATCGCGTATTTGGAACAGTTCGCGGATGGGTCGCATTGTCACAGTAATGACCAATTCATTATACTGTAGGGCTATCAGGGGGAATGCACATCGACTGTTCAATGTAAACCATGTATTTATGGGTATATATATGGTGCGACCGCGAATAGATGGTTCTGCACCGGGATTCACGCTGCTGGGTAATGGCAGACCATTTACATCTGTAGGAATAAATGTAGAGGGGTATGAATTAAACCGGTTAAATGCTTGGGCGGGGTCGTTGAGTTCGTCGATATTTCCCGACATGTTGTCAAACAGGGTTTTTTTCTCGTTGGAGAAATCGCGGTCCACCATCGCCGCTAAATATTGACCACTGTATCTTTGTAATGTTAGATTGCCGCACGTAATCAATATTTCTTTTATCATATGTGTTCCCAAATTGCGAATCCAACGGAATTCATATGGCGCCCAATTGTCGGGGAGTCCTACACGGTTTGTATTTGCGGCGGCATAAAGGGGATATATTGGACTATAAATATCGGGCAGGGTGACTACCAAATAGGTATCCATTAACAAGTCGGCATTTCGTTTGACTTTGAATGTAAAAGTGGATGGGTCTGTAAGACGAAGCGACCGTTGCCCATCGTAATCCAAACGGAATTTCTGTAATCCGAAATTGGTGTATTTTGAATAGGTGACATTAAAAAACGTTTTGGTGGGATTCCCTGTCAAAAATTGATTGTTTGACCCTACCGAAATAAGATTTAGAAGACCTCCTGGCATATGTATTATATAGTATAATTTTACTCTATATTTTTTATTCTTTATAGACCTATTTGTGTTTTTTTGACATATATGACATATATGTCAAAATGGACCCCCCCCTATCCCCCTCCCTCCATCTGGTGTAAAATGGCCCAAATATATTATGTAAAGATTATATAAGTATATATCAAAAAAATGGATTTTTTTCGAAAACTTCTCGTGCTTTTCATTATTTTGATTACAACCTATATTTTATTACGATTGTATAAAAAACGGCAAAAATTATTGGCCGGTGATTTGTCCGAGGGATTTCTGGGATTCGGAAGTAGTGTCTCTGGTGAAATAAAGAATATGACGTCACAGAGTATTCCGAAAACCACTATTATGAACAACGCAAATGAGAATGCAAATGCGCCACTAAAACAGTATATTATTAAGGGGGCCTATAACTCGGCTTGTTCGGGAGAATATTTCTCGACGGATGCAATCCAATATGTTTTGTCACGAGGTTGTAGACTGTTGGATTTCGAAGTATTTTATGATCAGAGACACGAAGATATTTATGTATCTAAAACAACCGATCCCAGTTTCAATATTACGCCGAAAAATTCCATATCATTCATGGATGCAATGACGTCCGTCATTTCGAATGGATTTTCATCTTTAGTTCCTAATAATACAGATCCATTGTTTATACAAATCCGGCCCAAATCTCTGAATGCCAATACATTTTCTATGATTTCGGCGACGATTATATCTACATTTGGAAATAAACTGTATGGAAAATTCAACGAATTGGGGGTTTATACACCCACAATGATTGACCCAAATCACACTTTATTATCATCTCTGAACAAAAAGGTTGTTATCATGGTGGATGTCAGTCCAGTTAAAAATATGGCGGAAATTGCGAGTGGATGTACGGGTCAGAATTGCAATACCATTGATATTGCCAATATGATTGTAGGACAACCTTCTTTGCCCAAAAGTAATTACAAGACCAAGGTAAAAATCCCACATACACCTTATGATATTGATTTCTCCAAGAAACCGCCAACCACAACAATTCGGGGGTTTGAAGAAGTTGTTCCTGATGCGGATTCACGGGGGAATATGAATATATACAATATTATTTATAATTACGGAATACAACTTACCCCTGGATTGTTTTATTATAACGATGAAGAGTTGTATAATTATGAAGTTTTATTTGAAAATCAGAGAAGTGCGTTTGCAACTTTAGCAAGTGCTCATAAATATATTGGCACCACGAGCCAGTTTAACTAACAGGGTTTTTGATTGGGTGGGCGGCCGCAGGCCGCCTAGCGATTTTTTTTGGAGGGTGGGGGGGGGGCAGGGGGCGGACGGGCTGGCGGGTCTTGGTCGATGGATGGATGGCAATTGATTGTTTGGTTGTTGTAAATATTTTTGTGGTTCAAACAAATTATTTTTTGAATTATTCAGAGATTTTGATATTCTCTGAATAATTTTTATAAATATAATAGAATATTTTTGGAAAAAGTCTTATAAATATTTTTAGAAAAAGTCTTATAAATATTTTTGGAAAAAGTCTTACAAATATTTTTGGAAAAAGTCTTATAAATATTTTTGGAAAAAGTCTTATAAATATTTTTGGAAAAAGTCTTACAAATATTTTTGGAAAAGTCTTATAAATATTTTTGGAAAAAGTCTTACAAATATTTTTGGAAAAAGTCTTATAAATATTTTTGGAAAAAGTCTTACAAATATTTTTATTGTCAAGATTCTCTGAATATTTCTTTTTTATTTTTATTATTCAGAGATTTCAAAATACAAAACACAAATATTTGACATATTATTCGTCCATTTTCCAAGACTCCGCCCTCCACCCCCCTCCAAAAAAAATCGCTAGGCGGCCTGCGGCCGCCCACCCCCCATCCAAAAAATAAATATCTCTCTATAATCCAAAATGTCCAAAAAATACAAAACGAATATTTGTGAAAACAAAATGACATTCCAAGAATGTGAATTAGCCATTTTGCGTAATGCCGTGGACGAAACCGAAAAAATACACGCCGGTAAAATCGCCAATAGCGAAGAAGTCAAAAAGATGATTCAGATTTTGGAAAATTTCCTCATTTCAAAAAGATTAGTTTGTTATGGTGGAACGGCCATCAATAATATATTACCCGTCTATGCCCAATTTTACAACAAAGATTTAGAAGTTCCAGATTATGATTTCTTTTCCAAAAATGCGATCCAAGACGCCAAAGAATTGGCCAATATTTATTATAAAAATGGATATAAAGAAGTAGAAGCCAAATCGGGGGTTCACCACGGCACATTCAAAGTGTTTGTCAATTTCATTCCGATGGCCGACATTACCTTTTTGAACCCGATCATATTCGACTCATTACAACGTGAGGCCATAACCGTCGCAGGAATCAAATACGCACCCCCCAATTATTTGCGAATGGCAATGTATTTAGAACTTTCGCGTCCGGCAGGTGACGTTTCGCGTTGGGAAAAGGTGTTGAAACGACTGACTCTATTGAATACGCATTATCCTTTAAAACCCGATATGGATTGTCATACAGTTGATTTTCAGAGAGGAATGGAAAACGATTCTGGTAATTCAGAGAAATTGTATTTTTTGGTTCGTGATAGTTTGATTGAACAGGGAGTCGTTTTCTTCGGCGGATTTGCGAGTACAATGTATTCCAAATATATGCCCAAACAACAACAGATGTTATTGAAACACGTCCCCGATTTCGACGTGTTGGCCGAAGACCCTCAGAGAACGGCCATGATTGTCAAAGAGAAATTATTGGAGGCGGGATTCAAAGATGTGAAAACGATTTTGCATTCGGCGATTGGCGAAATCATCCCGATGAATGTGGAAGTAATGGTGGGACGCGAAACAATGGCGTTCATTTATGAACCCGTTGCGTGTCATAACTACAATGTGATACAGTTGGGTCAATCCAAAATAAATATCGCCACGATAGATACACTACTGTCGTTTTATCTGGCGTTTTTGTATGCGGATAAACCCTATTTGAACAAAGACCGTATTTTATGTATGTCGAAATTCATGTTTGACGTCCAAGAGAAAAACCGGTTAGAACAAAAAGGGTTATTGAAACGGTTCAGTATAAATTGCTATGGGAAACAGGCGACATTGGAGAGTATGCGTGCCGAAAAAACGGCGAAATTCGCCGAATTGGCGAATAAAAAAGATTCGGAAGAATATGAAATGTGGTTTTTGAAATATTCTCCAGCGGAGAATGAACGCCGGCGGGTTGGCCAGGTTCGTCCAAATGGGTCGGCGTCCAAGGTGGCAGCGTCGAATTCCCAAATGACCCTGTTGGACAAATCTCTGATATTTTCCAAGAATGCAAAACCTGTTTCAAAATCGGTGAGTAAAAAACCTCGCGGGGGTCCTAAACGGAAATCTCGGCGACATTCGGGGAAAGTCACGGTAAAACGACGACCAAGACGTCGAAGACAAAATTCCTTTTTTCATTTTTAGATAGACATTATATATATATATATATAATGGAAAAAGAAAATGTATTAATTTATGTATATGGTTTGGGTACCTACAGTGTAATGAAAAACAAAAAATCAAGCATTGAAACAATCGAGAGTGAGTTAAAAAGTGAGTTAAAAAAAAAATATCCTCATTATAGTACAATAATCCCAGTTGTAATGACTGGTTTAGACAGAAAAGTACTAAGAACAATATTTTCACCATTTGTAAAAAGATATCCTCCTTTTAGCAAAAAAAATATTTTTTTAAACACAACACTTAGTACAGTATTAAGAAATTTACATTACGGAAACAAAGTTACATTAGTTGGACATTCTGCCGGTGGAGCATTGGTTAATCGTGTATCAGAGGAATTATTCAATCTTTTTTATAAAAGATATTACCAAAATAAAGATAGTTTTTTAAAAAATACACCACTTGGTATTATAGATCTAATTGAAGTTGGAAATCAAGAAGAGAAAAAGATGGAAAAGTTTGATTATAATGTGACATTACAATATATAATTGATAATTTACAAATTGCAACTATTGGAAGTATTTGGATATGGGATAAAGATTGGAATAGTAAAAGGTTACCACATGAAGATAACGTAAAAATGATTTTTGATAATATAATTATGTATAATTACATGTCTATATCTGATGTATCAAAATTTTGTGTTGGAATAAATGAAAAATGGTCTAGTATTGATAGTGTAAATGATTTTACTGGTTTTGTTATTATGAAAAATTCAAATAATTCGGTTGATAATAGAATTCCTTTTGTGATTTGTAAATGTTTTTATGATAATCCATTAAAAACAAAAAATGATTATAATAATACTAATATAATTCCGATTTGTTTATACCAGTTAGGATATAAATATGATTATTTACAAAAAGTAAAAACAACATATCTTCATCTTAGTGAGAATATAAAAATATGTAACCAACATATTGAAATGCGCGAACACAATGATTATGGATACTTATTAATGTATTTATTAAACTCTGAAAATATTAATATTTATCACAAAAATTATAAAGAATATTCGATGAATTCCATGAATTTAAAACTAATTAATAAAGATGGAATTACAGATTTCATGCTGAACAAATATATACCAGTGATGAGTGATTTTTTAAAGTTGTCCAATGTTAGTGGTAATAATAATATTGATTTTAAAGGTATACATCAAAAAAACGATTATAGTATTCGTGAAAATTTAAATTTTATAAGTAGTTATAATATAAAAAATTTTTATGATAGAATCGAAATGCCACAATTATTAACAGAATTGTATAAAGGTATTGATAGTGAAAATAAAGTAAGAGAAATTTATGAAATTTATGAAACACAACCGAAATCAACTTTACCAAAATATGAACTACCAATTAGAGGTGAATCATATAAAGTACAAATTACAGATGAATCAATATCAGCAGGAGGAGGAGTAAGAAGAAAGAGAACAAATAAAAGAAAATATAATACACACGTTTTTACAAGAAAGCGAAAACAAAATACAAGAAAAATCACAAAAAGTAAATTACGTAAAACGCGACGTATGTAAATACCCTCCCTACCGCATATAAAAATAAAATTGAAAAATAATATGTATGACAAATACATATTATCCTATCCCAAACGAACCATGTCGAAACCAACCGAATGTATCATCTGTCGTTCCCCCAAACGCAATCAAATTACGTGTGAATATTGTCCATTTCAAGCCTGTGTATCCTGTTGTGAACAGTATCTCTTGTCGCGCAGTACACCAACCTGTATGGATTTAGAATGCAAGCGCGAATGGACACGCAAGTTTATGGCCAATCAGTTTTCCAAGATATTCATGTCCAAGAAATACAAGTGTCATAAAGAGAATATCATTGCCGAGCAGCAGATGGCATTGATGCCCGCGACTCAACACGAAGTGGTCCGTATCCAACAGATGGAAATCAAGCAAACCGAAATCCGCCAACTCACTGAACTCATAAACCAACTGTTTATTACGCGTCGAACAAATGAAATCGAGTATAATGCGCTAAAATACCGACGACAAACAAGTGATCTTCCAAAAGAACGTCACGAATTTGTCCGCCATTGTCCCGTCGAAAACTGCAAGGGGTTTCTCAGTTCGAAATGGAAATGCGGTATTTGTCATATATGGTGTTGTGCCAGTTGTCACGAGATCAAGGGTGCCGAACATAATGCCGAACATACGTGTGACCCGGTCGTAGTCGAATCTATACGCGAAATAGGGAACACTTCCAAACAATGTCCTAAATGTTATGTTCCTATTTTCAAAATCGAGGGTTGTGACCAGATGTGGTGTACTTTATGCGAGGTCTATTTCAGTTGGCGGACGGGTGAAATCGATACATCGGGGAGATACCATAATCCGCATGCATTGGAGGCGCTTCGTCGCAGAAACCGCGAGGGGGTTCCACGCGAACCCGGGGATATTATTTGCGGTCGCGAACTTACGATTCAATTAGTGGCCTCTATTGAACGGAAATTGCGGAAATTACATTACGGCAATTCAGAGAATTCAGTATACAAATATGATGATGTAGTCAATTTTGTCAGAACCATATCCAATTATGTTCGACGCACGATTCATATACGCGAAGTTGAAATGATACCCTATAGGATAAATATTGAGGAACATAATTTGAATTTGCGTGTGGATTATATGATGAATCGAATTCATCCCGACGAATTTAAACAGAAATTGCAAGCCGTTCATAAGAAATATTCGAAATCCAACGAGATATTTCAAGTGTTTGAAATGTTGGTTGTTTCCAATACGGATATTATGTATCGATTCGTGGAACATCTTGGAACCATAAATTGTTCGGCGGATATTTCATATAAGATTTTGGACGAAATTAAACCTGTAGTAGATTATGCCAATGAATGCTTTTTGGAAATTCAAAATACGTATGGGGGTGTTGTTCCGAAAATAACGAACGACCTTCGTGTAACTAAACATCAGGTGGTCGCTGTAAAAAAAAAATCAAATTCGGTTGTTGGCGGTGGCGGTGGTGAAACCGTGTCTATTTCAGGAGGCGGTAGTCAATGTGCAGAACCTCAAAATGGTGAGACGGATTGTATTATAACGTAATCTAATCTACAATCCATAATAACTATCTATGAATAGCGCAAGTAGCATTGGAAATTGCCACGTACCGAATATCTTAGAATTGTCTTGGTTTTTCAATACTAATACGTCAATAAAAAAATAAAAACTGATTATGAGCACAATGAATAAACAAATCATAAATAGGTTTTGGATAAACCGAATATTTTTCATTATATATATATTGGATATATATATATATAACAGTCTTTTGTCCTACAGGTTTATTTTTGATAATGCATTGTATTTGTCTGGTTGTCTGGAAAGTTCTTTTATTCTTGACATATAATAATCTACTGCCTCTGTTTGTTGTCGTGGTGTAAGATAAACGATTTTGTTCGATACTGAGTTTTTTTTATAAAAAATGCAAACTCTAAATTCATGATTGTATCCATAATATTCCCATGTTTCCAAATTACGTTGTTCAAGATACGGATTTATATTGTTACCTGTATTTTCATATCTTTGGAATATTTTTACATAACCCAGTTCGAATACCGTATTGTATATAAATTCAAAACAAGGTGACATCTCCGGTTATTGTATAAAATAATAGTATTGTGTCTTTATGTATTTGACATATTAGTCTACTTCATCAATTTGAGGTTCAAATGTGGATGATGATGACGACGAGGATGGTTGATGTACTGGAATAAAATCATCTGGGTCATCATTGGATTTTCCGGAAAAATCGGGAGTTGAAAAATTGGGCATTGGTGGCATACCTGGCATATTAAAAATGGGATTTCCATCGGGTCCGGTTGGAATAGGACCTGTTGGCATAGGTCCACCCGGTCCACTACCCGGTCCACCACCATTACCCACCACTTTTTTCATAATTTCTACAAAAATGGTTTCCAATTCTTTCTTCTTTTCGTCATACACCTCCTTTGTCTCACTTGGATGTG